CAACGAACGCGCCGAGCGTCTCAATGGCAGGCTTGCCATGCTCGGTGTGATGGCTGCGCTTGGAGCGTATGCCTTTACTGGTCAACTTATTCCTGGTATTTGGTAATGCCTAAAGACGGTCTTTACGCAAACATCCACGCCAAACGCAAACGCATTGCTGCTGGTAGTGGAGAAAAGATGCGGAAACCTGGGAGCAAAGGTGCTCCTACCGCTGAAAACTTTCGCAAGTCTGCTAAGACTGCAAAGAAAAAATGAAACCCTAAACCATCCTATTTATTATTATGATTGAATGTCCTCAATGTACTCCCGCTGAGCAATACGTCCTAGAGCAACTGCAGTTAAAAGCGGAGATCAAAGATAAAGTTGCCTTGGCGGTAGTCATGGGTAACATTCAACAAGAAAGTAGGTTCCAATCTAAAGTCTGCGAAGGTGGAGCAATTGTACCTTATGATCGCTGCCTTCGTGGTGGGTATGGTTTAATTCAATGGACTACTCCAAGACGTTACTACGGTCTTGGTAGGTTCTGTAAACGCTACGGGTGTGATCCTAGTAGTCTGGAGGGACAGACCCGTTATATGATTAACGAGCTTCAGTTTCGACATGAGCTTAATCATTTCCAGACTAATCATCAACAACTTTCTTATTACATGAACGCTGCCTACTATTGGTTAGGTTGGGGTATCAAAGGTAATAGAGAAAGATACGCATATTCATTTTTAAACAAACTTAAATGACAGCTACTATCGCACTACAACAACCGAAGAATATTTGGGATAAATATGTTGAGTGGGTTAGTAGTACTGAGAACAGGTTGTATGTAGGACACTTCGGTGCTCTTATGATTCCTTGTCTACTGACTGCTACCACTGCATTTATCCTGGCATTTATTGCCGCACCTCCTGTTGACATTGACGGCATTCGCGAGCCTGTTGCCGGCTCTCTACTCTATGGAAACAACATCATCTCAGGAGCCGTCGTTCCTAGCTCCAACGCAATCGGACTTCATTTCTACCCCATCTGGGAAGCTAATTCAATCAACGAATGGTTGTATAACGGGGGTCCCTATCAACTCGTGGTCTTCCACTTTCTCATTGGTATCTTCTCTTACATGGGACGAGAATGGGAACTTAGCTACCGACTTGGGATGAGGCCTTGGATTTGTGTTGCCTATTCTGCTCCAGTCGCGGCAGCCGCAGCCGTATTCCTTGTGTATCCTTTTGGTCAAGGTTCCTTCTCTGACGGAATGCCGTTGGGTATCTCGGGAACTTTCAATTACATGCTCGTGTTCCAAGCGGAACACAACATCCTCATGCACCCCTTCCACATGCTTGGCGTGGCAGGTGTATTCGGTGGCAGCCTCTTTAGTGCGATGCACGGATCGCTTGTTACATCCAGCCTGGTCCGTGAAACAACTGAAAACGAATCTCAAAACTATGGTTACAAATTTGGTCAAGAAGAAGAAACGTATAACATCGTTGCTGCGCATGGATACTTTGGGAGGCTTATATTCCAGTATGCTAGCTTTAACAATAGCCGGTCTCTGCATTTCTTTCTCGCAGCTTGGCCTGTTGTCGGCATTTGGTTTACTGCTCTTGGCGTATCTACTATGGCCTTTAACCTAAACGGTTTTAACTTTAATCAGTCAATTCAAGATAGTGAAGGTCGTGTTATCAACACCTGGGCTGACATCTTGAATCGTGCTGGTCTTGGTATGGAAGTCATGCACGAGCGTAATGCTCACAACTTCCCACTTGACCTTGCTTCTATCCAATCTGCTCCTGTCGCTCTGACCGCTCCTTCGATCGGTTGATTTACAGTTCACTCCTCAACACAAACCTATGACTTACGAAGCAACCGTTCAACTTAAGTTTGATGCCACCTACACTCATGATTACAATCGTGGGTTTGCTTCCCATCTTGGTGATGATGACTTCCTCCCTGAAGAACATTACCTGATCACTGCACCTGCTTCTGATCTCAACGCACGACAATACTTCAAACTGTTTGAGAAGTTCTTGTTGTGTGTCGGCATGTCTCCCGAAAATATTCGTAGTGGCGCTATGTCTCTTGTCTTCAATGATTGTGTACGTGAGGAAGATCAACGAAAGGTCTGTGAAGAGTATGAACTGACTATGAATGAAGATCTCCGTAGTAAGTTTGAAGAGTGGAAAAAAGAAGAGGAACATTTTGAAAGCACTCACTCCGTATGAACTGTCATACAAAACAACTTCCCCCTTGATCTTGCAACACATGTTGCACCTTCTATTGCATAATTTATTATCTTAACAATGTCTACGAAACTTTCTCTGTCCATCCTTGCTGGTGCTGTTCTTGGCGTTGCACATGGTGCAGCCATTGCAGGTCCTTACGTGAACGTAGAGTCCAACTCCGGCTTCCGTGGTAATGACTACAGCTCTACCCTTTTGGAGACCCACCTGGGTTATGAAGGATCTATCAACGACGCGTCTTGGTACATCCAAGGTGGTCCTGCCATCTCCTTCCCTGATGATGCTAGCTCCACTGGCGCAGCATCTGGTAAGATTGGTGGCAGCGTTGCTGTGACGACTAAGACAAATGTCTATGGCGAACTGTCTGCTGCTACTTCTGAAGGTCTTGACACTAGCGACTTGAGCGTTGGTGCTAAGCTTGGTATGAAGTATAAGTTCTAAAAGTAACGTACGTTCATCCCCTATTGGGACGCATGACGCCTAACCATGGAACGGGGGTTAGGTACTTCGGAGTAATTCAATGCCTAACGTTGAACTGCAAGCTCGCGTAAAGGAGCAACAGGCTGCACAAAAGCAGTCTAAGCTGAAGTATCGCGGCGTTACTTATACCAAACAAGGTAAGTAGGTTTACTACGGGGAGGTTCAATTCCTCCCTTACCTCTTGGCGTTGGCCCGTACGCGGACACCCTTCGCCGTCATGACGGTGGGATAGACCACACTATACAATTGAATACTCTAAGCGCTTAGAGGTAACGTTAACACTTATCTCTTTTTATTTTAATTACAATGGCTTTTCAAAGTTCTGTTAATCCTGCACAGCTCACTCGTGGTGGTCAGCTTAATGCTGCCGGTGACGCTCGTGCTCTTTACCTGAAACTGTTTTCGGGTGAAATGTTCAAAGGCTTCCAAAATAACACGATTGCTCGTGACCTTGTTATGAAGCGTACGCTGAAGAACGGTAAGAGTCTTCAGTTCATCTACACAGGTCGTACCAGTGCTGAGTACCATACTCCTGGTAACAGCATCCTTGGTGATGGTGACGGTCGTCCGCCAGTGGCAGAGAAGACCATCACTTGTGATGACCTTTTGATCTCCAGTGCATTTGTGTACGAACTCGATGAAGTTCTGTCTCACTATGATCTGCGCTCTGAGATCTCCCGCAAGATTGGTTATGCTCTTGCTGAAAAGTATGACCGTCTGATCTTCCGTGCTCTTGCAAAAGGCGCACGTCAAGCATCTCCTGTCGTCAAGGCTGGTACTCCTGCCACTATGCGGGAACCCGGTGGTACCCAAATTCAAGTGGGTGCTACTGCAGATAAGGCTTTCGATGCAACATCTCTGGTCTCTGCTTTCTATGATGCAGCTGCTGCCATGGATGAAAAAGGCGTGTCCCAAGATGGACGTGTTGGTGTTCTGAACCCTCGCCAGTACTATGCTTTGATTCAAGCAGTTGGTACCAACGGACTGGTAAACCGTGACGTTCAAGGTACTGCTCTGCAGTCCGGTCAAGGTATCATCGAAATCGCTGGTATCAAGATCTACAAGTCCATGAACATTCCGTTCCTGGGTAACTACGGTATCAAGTATGGTGTGTCTGGTGGTCCTGCCAACCCTGGCAACACCGGTGATTTTGTTGGTAACAACGACGAGCTGGAAGACGGCGGTGGCGTGACCGGCATGAACAACAACTACGGTGAGCAAGCTGCCTTCGATGCTTCCTGCGGTCTGATCTTCCAACGTGAAGGTGCTGGTTGTGTTGAAGCTATTGCTCCTCAGGTGCAAGTGACTTCCGGTGATGTCTCCGTGATCTATCAGGGTGACGTGATCCTGGGTCGCCTGGCTATGGGTGCTGACTTCCTGAACCCTGCTGCTTGCGTTGAACTGTACGCTGGTGCTTCTGCTGATGCAGCCTTCGGTACCACGTATCCTGCTAACGCTTGATATTGAGCTTTACTTGACAACTACCAAGTAACTATCGTCGCAAACTTTGGGGACCTTCGGGTCCCCTTTTTTTATATCTATTCGACATGTCTTTTCCTACTTATGCTGTGTCCACAGAACTGGATGCTGTAAATCAAATACTTAGCTCAGTGGGACAGGCTCCTGTCACCACGCTCAATCTACAGAACCCTGAGGTTGCCATCCCTGTAAACACTCTCCGTGAAGTCAGTCGTATGGTCCAACTAGAAGGATGGACTTTTAATGTTGAACGTAAGGTGGCAATGCAACCTGACAGTAATACTAGTATGATTCCTTATCCTACTAACATTCTGTCAATGGATGCCAACGAAGAGAAACATTACGGAAAGTACGATCTTGTACGACGTGAGGGTTTCTTGTATGATCGGTATAACCATACCTATAAGTTTACCGAAACTATCTATGCTGATGTTGTCTATTACTTTGATTACCAACACCTGCCTCCTGCTATCCAAGCTTACATCACTGCACGTGCTGCACGTATGTGTGCTGTAAAGATGGTTGGTGATGCAGCGTTGAATCAAATGCTGATGGAACAAGAACAACTGACCCGTGCTTATGCACTGGATGACGAGTGTAACCAAGGTGACTACAACATCTTTGGTTTCCGTGACGGAGAAAACTATTACCAAAGCTATCAACCCTTCCGTGGACTTATGAGGCAATGAGCAGTATTACCCAAAGAATCCCAAATCTTTTAGCTGGTATTTCCCAGCAACCTGACAACAGAAAACGTCCTGGTCAAGTAAAGGATGCAGTCAATGTATATCCTGACTTTACTTTGGGTATGCTCAAGCGTCCTGGTTCTAAGTTTGTATCTAACCTTCATGGTGCAAACTTAACTGACAGTGCTAAATGGTTCCACATCTTGCGTGATGAGCAAGAGAAATATATTGCACAGTATGCAGATAATGTGTTCCGTGTGTGGAGTCTTATTGATGGTGGTGTCCGTGTTGTTGACATGGGTACCAACACAGGTGTACCTGGGACATGTAATATAGCAACTTTAAAAACTAAAGCCAGCGACCTAAACACTGCTGTAGCTTTGGTGGGGACAAAACTTGACACACTGCGTGAAAAAGAAGACACCTTAGCTGCTGTAACCGCTGGTCAAAACACAACAGTTACTAAGTTGTTTAGTGTATCTAATACATATACTGTTGATGTAGAAGAGACTCTTGAATCTGGTATCCTTGAAAACTTTAGTGGACAATATCTTGTTAAAAATAATGGAACAATATTAACAAGAGAAGCTTTGTCTGTAAGTGTAAAGAAGAACGCTTTTAATTTAACTAACACTGGCAGTACAACTAATATCGCAACTACTTCAAGCGGTACAGGTACAGGGATTACTGTTGATATTACATTTGCTCAGGTTGGTGGCACAAGTAATTACAAAATTGATACGGTTTCAATTAACACTAATGGGACAGGTTATTGGGATGGTGAAGTGCTTTCTTTAGATGGTTATCCAGATGTAACATTAGCTGTAACAGGTGTAAGTAAAGGATCTGAGCGTACAAATCAGTACCCATTAATTGCTAGTCAAGGTTACCGTATCTATGAATTGCAGCAACCTGTAGCAGCAACTCACACCGCTGCTCAACTGCAGACTGCAAAAGGTGAATATGATGATGCTAAATCCCATGCTACTAACATCGGGTACGATGAAGCTGTAGCGGATGTTGAGACAGCTTTAACTGGTAAGCGTGCTGTTTACGACGCCGATGTCGCTAACTGTGCAATTACAACTGTACCAAGTAACGCATATCTAAAGGATGCTACTGCAGATGATCTAGAGTTTTTGACAATCAACGATTATACGTTTGTACTGAACAAAGCTAAGACTGTCAGTATGACTACTGATGAATCTCCATCAGAAATACATGATGGTTTTTTCTACATCAACACTTATGATTCAAATTCACACTATTCAGTTATCCTCACATACAAGGACAACGATGATGTAGAAAGAACAGAAACTTTTACAACGAATACTCAAAACAATTCACATAATGATATTGAAGACGTAGTAGCTTTTTTGGCACAGGAAATCAATCAAGCCGTTGCTGCCAATACTGCTGCACAACACTACGAGAGTAATAACGCAGATTTTACCGCAACAGTAGTAGGACCTGGTGTTTATTTGAAAAGGTTTACTGATACTTTAACTGTCACCAATTCAGCTACTACACACTCTGATGGACAAGAATACAATATACCTACAACCGGAGGTACTGGTACTGGCCTCAGAGTTAATTTGTTAGTTGCAGGTGGTGTTGTAACTAAAGCGACTATTGCACAAAAAGGATCTGGTTACACAAATGGTGATGTCATTGATGTTGATGACAGTTTTTTTGCATCTACACAGTTAACTTATAACGTAAGTACAACAACACCTGAATTTTCTATTTCAGTCAACGGTGGTACAACTGCTAACGCTATATACGGATTCACTGACAGTGTGCCTAACACTTCTTTCCTTCCAAGCCAAAGCGTCAGCGGACACGTTGTAAAAGTCATCAATACTACAGATGTCGATATTGACGACATGTATGTACAGTTTGAAACTACTGCAACTTCAGAGAATACTGTAGCATCGTCAGGTGTAGGTAGTTGGGTTGAAACCATTGCACCTGGATTAAAGTATAAACTTGACCCACTTACTATGCCGCACCAGCTTGTACGTCAAGCTGATGGATCATTTAAATATGAACCTGTCACTTGGATTAATAGGCTTGTAGGAGACAAAGACACTAACCCACTACCTACATTTGTAGGACAAAAAATTTCAAACCTTTTCTTTTATCGTAACCGACTAGGCTTCTTGTCTAACGGTAACGTTATTATGAGTAAAGCTGCTGACTACTTTAACTTCTTCAACACGTCAGCACAAGTCGCTACTGATGACGATCCTATTGACATCTCTGCTGTTGGTACACGTCCTGCTTTCTTGAATCATGCACTACCTACTGCAGTTGGTTTGGTGTTGTATGGTAGCAGTGAGCAGCACATGCTGAGTACTGACTCTGACTTGTTCAGTCCTAAAACTGTAAAGATCTCTAGACTTAGTAGCTACGAAACTGACGAAAAGATTCAACCAGTTTCCGTTGGTACATCACATGCGTTTGTGTCTAAGACACCGCTGTACACACGTTTGTTTGAACTGCTTGACATTAACAGAGATCGTCCTCCGTTGATGAATGACGATACTGTTGTTGTACCTGAACTTGTACCAGTAAGTGTTGACAGCATGGCAGCTTCTTCTGCTTTGTCGTTGATCTCTCTCGGTACTAAAGGTACAAACGACTTGTATCAATTTAGGTTCCTTAGCTCATCACGTGATAAACGTGAACTATCGACATGGTATAAATGGAAGACCACTACAAAAGTGTTGCACCAATTCTTTGATGCAAATACATTCTATGTGATTGGTAATACTGATAGTGAGGGTGCTATTGAATCCTATGACATGTCTCAATCTAGTGAGGAAGGTTTCCTAACTATTCCTACTGGTGAAAAAACTGATGTGTGTTTGGATTTGTTTTATGTAAATCCACACAGAGAAATACACAGCACTTTACAAATAGTAGATGCTGATATAACCTCTGCAGATGGACTTGTAACATGGGCTAGCTCTGAATTTGGTAGTTTAGTTATAGCATACCGCATTGTAAGCAACAAAATTACTGAAGCTTATGTCGTTACTGACGAGCCAACTTTAGCAGATGGTACTTTGGTTGGACCTGATTCTAGGTTTAAATACATTAAAAATACTAACACTAGGGTTTATTTACCTTACTCAAAACTGTCTGATAAAACTTTAGCGGCAGTAGTGTTAGGTGCTTCTAACGGTGCTGTGTTGTATCCAAATGTTTTGAGTAACAATACATTTGAATTGCCTGGTGACTACCGTGGTACTGACATTGTAATCGGTTACAACTATGACATGGAGCTTACACTACCCAAGTTATATGTGTACCAACAGGATGGTGAGTCAGTACGCAATGATCCTGAATCTAACCTAATCTTACATAGACTACGTGTGCAAACTGGACTAAGTGGTCCGGTGGATTACCAAATTAAAATTGATGGTCTTAATGACTACACACATACTGCTAGTGTAACTATGCCGTATGAATATGAAATTGGTGAAGTCAACATGCAAGCTAATGCAACACATGTTGTACCTATCTACCAACGTAACGATAACTTAAACATCACTATTAAAGGCACGACACCTTTCCCTGTATCCCTACTTGGTTTCGATTGGGAAGGTAAGTATAATTCACGCTTCTACAGGAGAATCTAAATATGCCAATTGGGACTATTATGGGAGCTGCTTCTTTTGGACTAAACTTACTAGGGTCCAACCCTTTTGGTATGTTTGGTCCTACTGCAGCAGACCAAGAAAACGAACGCCGTAGGATGGCAAACCGTGCAGCACAACTGCAACGGTCACAGATGAATGAAACGATCCGCCTTCGTAATCAATTGAAGGCTGATCGATATAAAGTTAATCTACAAATGTATGATGCGCAGCGAGCATTTAATGCTGATGCTGCACAACATGCTTTTAGTAATATTCAAAGCAATGCTGTTGAACAGAAGCGTAGCTTAGACTTTGCTAGGCAACGTGGTCGTCAACAGCATCTTGCTGCACTTGGTGCTAACATTGCAGCAGGTGAAGGACGAGGACGTAGTTTTGAACTTGCTAACTTAAAGAATGTTAGTGGTAGATTTTACCAGAACATGGCTGAACTAGCTATGACAGAGCGTGGTATTGACATGAAGGTTATTGATGATCTTGCTAGTACTGCACGTCAATGGTATGGTGCAGATCTACAAGCTTGGTCTAACGTGGCTATGTCTCCGTATATGGAGCAATCATTGCCTCCTGCTATGAATATGCCTATGGTCAGCCAAAGTTCTGCTGGTGAATGGTTAAAGATTGGACAAGCTGGTCTTAGTGCTTACCAAGCATTTAAACAGTTTAGTCCTCCTACTAATCCACTTAGTGGTGGTATCAGTACACCTACCAATATGGGATCAATGGGAAACATTGGTTCTTCTGGGTTTCAACTTAATATGGATCTTGGATCACTTATCTAATGAACGAATTAAATCTGGAATCACAATTTAGAGCTTCGCAACTAAGCCAAGGCTTTAACCCGGTAAAAGCTCCTAATGTGGATCCGCTTCTAAGGGAGCGTCAACAAGATCAACTCAATGAACTGTCTAATGTACAGAAAGCTGAGTTGCAAAATATTGAAACAAAACAAAATATCCAAAAGTACGACCAATTAATTCAAAACGAAAACGTACAAAAGTTGTCACAGTTTTCCGATACTCTTTGGAAAGCTGGTCAGATGTTTGCCAAAGAATACATCAAAGGTCGTATTGCAAAAACAACCGAAGAGTTCTATCAAAACAAAGAACAACGTGAACAAGCACGTGCTGGTTACGTTGAGCAAGAGCAAGGTGCTAGTGCGCTACATACCCAATTCCAACTTGCTGCAGTAGATTCTACCAAAGCAGGTGCTCCTTATGAAGTCAGTAAAGAGTTGGAGCGTCGCTCTGGTTGGGATCAATACCAATATGCTATCTTAACTGCTAAA